AACCCTTAATGGACATAGTATTATGGATCCAGCTACTGCTGGGAAAGATGTTACTACTAGAAATAGGAAAACAATAGAGCGTAAAGCTACACAGTTTGCTCTTAAAGCTGTGAATACTTTTGCATTTGAGTATGCAGCACATGCTAAGGCTAGGGCTGTGGGTGGTACTGCTCCACGTTCTACTGAACTAACAGCTGATGGTAAACCAAAAATGCAAGGTAGAGATTATGCTACAGCATTGGGAGAATTATCATTTCAGTTCTTACATTATCCTATGTCCTTTTTAAATTTACAATCTAAAATTGCTAAAGGAGCTTATGATGCAGCCTTGTCAGGTCAATGGGATGCTCCAGAATTAAAACAATCTCTTAGATTTGCTGGTATATATGGAGCTGTACAGGCTCTATCAATAACTACCAATCTTGATATAACTAACTTACTTGAAAATGATACGGTAAGAAGGCTGCAAGATTTTGCTGATTATATGACTGGTGATGAAGAAGATTTAAAGAATAAGCGTGGAATGATAAATGATTTTACTGGCCCTATAGTAGGGGACATGCTTTATGGATTAAATATGTTCCAATTATATAAGATGCCTGATAATGAGTGGGCTAAAATGCTAACTGGATATCAAGATTTCTATGGAGAAGGGGATGTTCCCCAATGGGATTGGTTAGGAGTTGACCCTAAAAAGAAACTTGATACATCAGAAAAACGTAATATGTGGAATAGACTGAGCATACAGCTTTCAAGAATTATAACTAAAGATTGGCCTGCTATCAAGGATGGAAGGGGAATGGATTTATTAAGACATGAATTAGGATTGTATCCTAGATCACATTTGAAAGAGAAGCGCAAGATTATTAATAAGTATTCAAAAGAATATTTAGGATTTAAACCTTTTAATATAGGTAAGAAAGATAAGAAGGGTGAAGATAATCTTAGAAAATTAGCTCTTGAATTAAGAAAATAGGGCCTAGTTATAAACCAGGCCCCGTTTATTAGATATGAAGAGCTATACCAGTAGTAATTTTAAATATAGGTTTTTTAATTCCTATTGCTAATCCGAATCGTGTACCATATTTCATAAAATCAATGGATAAATGTATACCAATAATTGTTATTAATAATGTATATGTACTTATTGAATTTATATTAGTAAAGCTGATACCAATAATAGAATGTTCTCCTAACTTAAAAATTTGTTCCACTATCTTTCCTCCGGCATTCTAGTTACAAATTGATATTCTAACCAATCTTCAAGTCTAAGGATTACTAATGTTTCACCTCTATCTTGTTTACATATCACAGCATCTACATGTTCTGATGGTTGTAGGAATGAGGCAAGTTTTTTTCTACATTTGGCCTGTATTTTAATCTCAGGCTCTTTACCTATAACTAGGTCAACCTCCTCATGCATACCTAGGGAAGCACCATTACTACCCCATGCTCTTTTTGCTGATAATCCAGACTGGATTGCTCTATTTACTATTTCTCTTTCAAACCGATTGCCTTTTGCTTTGCTTGGACTTGGCATGTGGGAACTCCTTTTTTAAGAATTGTTTATATCTTTCCATTGCAGCATCTGCACCATCAGTTATATTTTCAAATCGTATTTCAGCTGTCATAGGTCTGATTCTGACTTCTTTACTTTTTGCTATTTGAGATTCTAACTCTTCTATTCTATTCATAAGTTCATGATTTTGATCAGATAGAGTGGTAATCTTTTCTAATGCTATTTCAAAATTTAGTTTGAGTGAATCACCATCCATCATAGGCCCATTCTTCCCATTACTCTTTTAATATCTTGACGTAATGATTCCATAGCTAGTTCTAACTCATTAATTCTGTCGCTTACTTTTACAAGTTCATTTCCAATAAACTTAACATCATTTTCTTTTGGCTTTACCTTTTTAGGCGGTAATGGATTCTCTATTACAATAGGCTCCACTGTACTTTTATCTTTTTCTACTGACTTTTTAGCCATTGTTTTGTCCTTTCATCTATTATATTTTCTAGTTTCTTACGTTTACCATTTTCTCTAATGGCACATTTTTTACAAATCCTATACTCTTTATAGGGATGTTTAGGGAGTATAGCAAAGTTACCCCAGATATACATTTCTTGTATCTTTGTGATGCGGCACATATGACACTGAAAATAATCTTTAGGTAGCTTTGCATTTACTCCATACATAATATTTGGTGCTAATTGGTTAGAGGAAAGCACCAGAACCTACTTTAATGTAAACATTAGCCCCTCATCCCGCTATCAGGATGTTAACCGTGTGTGTTTATAGTCTAACATATAATAGGACGCTAGCATTATTACAGCAATAACCTATCAGGGATGCCCAGCAATTTTGATTGATTTTGTGTCTTGGGCGTAATTCTACGACCTCAACAATCTCAAAACTCATCGGTGTGTTTACAATTCCATCTTCATCGAAATCAAATAGCAATTCATCTCTTAAATACAATTACTTACCCCACTGTTTACGTTGAACTATTAAAGCCATAACAGCATAGTTTGCTATATCTATTAATGTATCTTCAACACTTTCATTTGCAGGCTCTCTATTATTAAAGGTTAAATTAAGCAATCTTTGGACTTTATCGTTCATTCGCACAGAAAGGCCTGTTAAAGAGCGTCTTACCTTACTGTCAGTATCTACTACTTCAGCGCCCATTCCTACGTTTGTAGGGCCATAATCAGCCTGTTTACGTAAAAAGAGCTGAAACATTTCAGATTGTATATCTTCAAATTCTTTACAAGTATCTGGGTATCTATTTTCTATCTTCATTATTATTCTTCCTTCCTATTATTGGTATATAAGAGCGTAGAATTGTTTCAAGAATCTTAATTTTCTTTTTCAGCTCTACATTTTCTCTCAATACTCTTTTCAATATTTCTTGTAATTGTTTCATAAGGGGGCAGCTAAGAGGTTAGTGTGGATACACTATGCTTTCATCATTTATCAACCGTTAAGATACATATTTTATGCATAAGAAGCGTACCCCCTTATAATTCATTAAGCTACAGCTTTACAAAGACCATCTACAATTATTTGATTTTGATTGTAAGATGTTATCGTTGGATTTTCTTTATGCCATAATATATCTGTACTAGCATTAAGAAGTTGCCATCCTGTATTTCTATTAGTATCCCTAACAGAATAATTCTTTCTATCAGGGCCAGTAAAGCGATCTATGATTTGTCCCCATAGACCAACAGGAATATCATTAAGATGATTATGCCTAATATCTCCAAGCTTATTAATATCAACATCATATGTATTAAGCTTTCTTAGATTAGATATAAAATCTTCTATTTTAACACTACCATTAGCTATAGCATTTACATTTGTTACTACTTGCTCTAGATTTTCATCCCAATTCTCAGATGTTGGTTCATGTTTAAATTTATATGTATTGAAATGATCTTTACTCATCATTCCATTTGTACATAATAATCTAAATAGCATTAATGAATAACCGAAAGATTTACTTCCATCGTAGCTATTCCAGAATTGCATTCCTAAAGCTACATCATCTCCTTTTTCAATTTCTCCTACTACTTTTGGAGAACTCATAGAATATACATATTGTTTTCCATTAAAGAAAGTTTTATCATGTATAAATTCTACATTACATTCTTTAGCTACTTGTTTAGCAGCTTGTTTTACTTCTTCATTAGGTAATAACATATAATTATTACTAACTACTCCACATTCTTTCCATTCATCTACCATCGCTGGACTTGGATGATTCATCTGTACAGAAAATGCAGAAGATTGTACACCATTATAATCTAATGGTACTTTTCTTATTGGTAAATAAGGGTTCATGGGGTCTCCTTTTCTTTTTTTAGTTTTTTTAATTCTTCATTTATGATAGCTAATGATTCTATTACTTGCGATCTAAAAGCATTCATACCATCTTTCCAATCTGCTTCTTCAGTTATTCTATCTATTAAGCTCATTTAATTTTCTCCCTAAATATAGCTTTAGCACCTTTAGGATCAGTCTGTATCACTACCCGCTTTTTAGTTAGCTTAGAAAGACGTTCTTTCTCTATCATTAGCCACTCACGAGTAGTGATATATGTACCTTTGTACCAAGTATTATCATCAGGATTTAGCCATTTAGTAATCTGTATCATTTTCATCCTATGGTTGCTCCATTTACATTCAATTCTAAATTCAATCCTTCTTTCTCTCTATTAGCTGTACACTGGATCTTTAAATACTTGATCAAGTTGTTTTCATCCTTATAAGGAGTAAGAGAAAGGACTTTATTAGCATTGTAACCAATACGAAATGATCCTTTTGCTGAAGTTATATCCATACCTTCATGAAATGCTTGCTTTGTTATTTCAGATACTGCAAATACTACTACATTATTTTGAATTGCAAGTTCCATTAAAGCTTGAGATACTTCTTCAACCTTCATGTTATTATCATGCTTTTGAGATCTAAATAAACCCATGTGATCTACAACAATTACTTCAGGTTTATATGGTAGCATCATAATACGCTTATTTAATTCATGAGCATAACAACTATTATAATCTATTGTAAGCCATCCAAAATCTTGAGAAATACCATTAGCATATTGTTTATAATGTGCTTTCAAGTCTTCTTCTGACCAACCTTTTTCCATCATTACAAATCTCATCCACATCTGTCTTGGCGACATCTCCATTTCTATAAAGTATGTTGGACGTTTGAGTTTATTAACCCAATTCTGTAATAACATAGTCTTCATAGATTTAGGTGGAGCTTGTAATATAACAACTTCACCTGGATATATAGGAAAAGATTGACCATAGAATTTACCTATATCTATAGGATCATCATCTCTTGTAAGGAACTCAATAAGTTCTTTTTCCATGGATTTAGCATCCATAAGATTTTGTGACTTTTTAGATTTATATAGTCTACATGTTGATTGACAATGATTATCCATATGAATATCGGTACATCCATAGTTGTAACCATTACCATTATGACCTTCATAACAATCAGTAACTATCTTATCCATTTCTGCTTTAGTAAAAGGATGTTTAGATAAGTCTACTCTTTGTCTCCAGTCTTCCATAATAAGACGAACAACATGTTCAGGATATCTCCATCTCAAATAACCTGCAACTCTTAAAGCTATTTGATGTCTTGATCCCTGTGCTGTACCAGCCATCATTGTTTGTATACATGGATACCAGATAGGATCTGGATTTCTACCAAGTGTTACTTCTTCAAATGTTTTATCACTTGCTATAGTTTTACGTTTCAATACATCAAATACAGGTTCACATTCTAATGTAGTCCATTTATATGTACTACGTTGAGATTTTGCTAACTCTTGTATCTTAGTTATAGAATTGTGTAATTCACTATGTGATAAAGGTATTTTATAAAGCTTAGATTTACTATTTAAGGTATTAACTATTCTAATTAATCTTGTTTTATCAGATACAGAAACATCTGCATACTCATATATTCCTCTAGCTTGTAATTCATCTTTTACTTTAAGATGTAAATCAGGTGCAGGTTTCCATCTAAATGCAGAGCCTGGGATTCCTATATGAAATCCAGTTCCTGAGAAATAGAGTTGATAAGGTATACATAAATCATCTAATAAAATTGTTAAGCCTATAGCTTTTTGTCTAGCTTTATCTGGATTTTCACCATCAACATCAAGAAGAAATTCATCTGGCATGTATAGCATTCCATCATAGGATGCAAGCGTTTTCTTTTCTTTAACATAGTCAACAACGTGACCATCGTAATCCCATAGGGACATGAAAGTATCTTGCGCCATACCTATCCACTTCTCAACATCTTGAACATCACCAAAATGATGTCTATTGGACAATCCAAATGCATATTCTTTTATCATAGGGTCTCCTTAAATTACATTATCACCTATACATTGTTGTTGCATAGGTTCTTCATCAATTAATTCATCATATAATTCTTGCATTCTATTGGAAAACTCTATTTGTGCAGCTCTACATTTTAGATGATGTCCATACTGTGTTTCATACCATAATTTTACTATATTTTGAATATCTATACTCATATAGCATACTTCCAACAATAATTAGTTTTTCCATAATTACCTTTTCTTTTTACAGAAGTCTTTTCTAAAGCTTCTCTTTCTGTCAAGGTATTAATAGCTCTCCTAATAGAAGTTATGGGGTATGTTTTATCGTATTCTTTATTTAAAATATCTTGTATCTCAAATGGTGTGAATACTACTTCTTTATTCCTGGCAAATATCAATAGAACAAGATCATCTTGCTTTATACTTTTTGCCCAGGATTTTGTGAGATTTGTACCTATCTCTGAGGTTGTATTATAATATGTCATGATTTCTCTCCTAAAAATTCTTTAGATTTTTTTACTAAGATTTTTTCAGCTTCGCTTAGATCACTATCCATATATTGTACCCACATTTTCAATAATTCAGTAGCATATTCAAGTCTATTTATAGCTTTATATAATTCATTTGCTATATCTGTTGGTACTTTTTTTGCCATTATATCTCCAAATTTTGAATTAAGGGAGGCTTTGGCCTCGATTCCTCTACCTCCCTATCATCGTTATTCGTAACAATGTTTAGAAAGGAATTTCTTCACTATTAGTACTAGTTGATGTTGTCTCAATAGTAGTTGTAGTAAATTCACTTACGTTAGTAGTACCTTCTAACATCTTTTTCAAGTTTTTCTCTATACCAAATTGAATAGATGAAACTTGATCTGCGGTATATGAAATATGTTCTCCTTCTTGCTCAACAGGAGCAATACTATCGAAGAGACGAGTATAACCTTCACCAGTTTTTTGTTCTTTATAAAACAAAACATTTATTCTCTTACCAACTAGACCAGAAGCTTCATCATCATACTGAATAACTGGTTTATTGCCAGTGGGATCTTTAAGGACACCTATTATTCCAGCATTTGCATGCTTAAATAAGTTGGCTACTTTAAATTCTTCATTGGTTGTTTTATTAAAGACTTCATACACACGAAGATTCATATTGTCAGGATATCCTTCAAAATTGATATCAACATATTTTTTATCACCTTTAGGAGACTTGTAAGTTCCATATTTAGCATTACTTATTGTAAGTTCATGCCAACCTTCATTGAATTTACCATTACCACCATTAGCGGACATTGTTTTTACTGCCATTATTTATCTCCTTGTTTAGTATTTAACCAGTTTTCTACTTCTGATGTTTTGAATAACAGTTTTCCTGTTGCATCAGAACATTTAAGACTACCATTTTTAACTTTTCTGCGAATTGTAGATCGAGATAAACTTGTCATTTCAGATAGTTCTTTTATATCCATCCACCTTTCAATAGAGTTTCTATTATTTACATGATTTAAGATTTCATCTAATTTTTGTAAAATTATTTGCATTATCTTACTCCTTTATTATTAAGTTTAGCTTGTTGTTGTTCAGCATGTATTTGACTCATACCTTTTCCAGAAGCAGCATTGCCATCATCATCATATTGAGATATTCCACATATAGCAGATAACCCATACCTACGTCCATATGTTATTGTACTTCCAATTGATTGAGCAGTTGCTTTCTCTACAGGCATCTTTAGTTTTGACTTTACCCACTGTCCTGAAGAATGTAATAACATTGTAGTTATATAAAATTCACCAGGTTTACCATCATTTCCTTGGATTACAGATAATCCGTATTTAGTTAGAAATGGAAAAGAAGATTCAATAACAGTATGAAGATCTGCATATCCAGAATTAAAGAATGGATTTGTTGATTTCTTTTCAGCACCTTTAATTTCAGCTTGAGCTTTTGCTAATGCTGTTGCAAGCTTATCTATATTATCTGATTTCCAGATTTCAGATGTATTTGTATGGGGGTCAGTATTCCCATTAGGAATATTATCTTCCATTAAAACCTCCTTAAGTTCTTGTTTTTATTGGGTTTGGTTTCTCAGTTGTTTACGTTTAATGAGTTCAAGCATTCTATTTTTAATCAATGTTATAAACTTATGAGAACGTGACTCATTTAACGAGCGTAAATATAATTCTAAATAAGATTTAATAACGATATCTTCTAAACTTGATTCACTAACCATTGGTAAATATAATGTGTTCTATATCACATTTGCAAGATTAAAATGGGGGAAGTTCGTCAAGGATTGACATTTGACTTATTCCCCCACGTTCCTCCACTAGCTAAAAGTTAGTGGTTCTAGGCTTTGCAGTTTATCAGAAATAGCTATAATTTCTTCAAATGTATATATAAAATCATGCATTTTTATTTCATTATTTTCTGAATTTATTTCAACAGAAGCTTTATTTCTTGTTGCGATAACACCATTTGTATTATTACATACAGTAAATGTTTCTTCAACTTTCATTTAAGATCTCCTTTATTTCAAGTTTTAAATCAGGAGCATTTCTTAGATGTTCATTAGCCATAATGATCTCTCTAACATGATCTTCATCTTCAGCATTTACTTTTATTGGATAAGAAAGCCATACATCGAATGTTTTCATTGTTTATTTCTCCATGTTTTAGTTAGTTTTACTATTTTATCACCTTTTAAATAGGGTTTACCATTAGTAATCTCTTCTAATTGCTTTATTTTTTCACGTTGTATTTTAAGAGATTCTATAATGCTTTCAATAGTCTGCATTAGAGTTTCTTTTTCCATCTATTTAAGTATTATTGGTTTAATGTAATCATTGCCTTCTGGATGCTGATTACGCCAATTATTTCCATCCATAATAGATAAATCATCATCTCTCCATGCTAAAGCTGCTTTTACTGTAGCTTCTTTTAATCCACTACCCCACTTACTTACCTGTACATTAGGAATACCTTCAAAATGACTTTCACCTGTAGAAGGATTGATCATTTCAAGATATAACCCTTTATATGATCCATCAAATCCAGGACTATTATCAGAAAAATCAGGAATAGTTACATCAAGCAACTTATAAAGACGTCCATCAATAGTGTCTTGATCTACAACTTGATGATCTAATATACCAACTATAGCATTCATACCATAATGTTCTATTATATTACTTCTAAGAGTTGCATTACGATGTCTAAATACATCATCCATTGGTATCATATCCCAATCAATATTTTCTGTGCCTTTTCCAGGTTCTCCTCTCCATCCTCTTGCTACTTCAGTATCTCCACCAGCATTTCTGTATCTATTAAGAGCTTTAGTATTTTCACGATTAGCTATATAGTTACGTTTACGTTGAGCTTTATCTTGATTTTTGGCAGTATTATACTCATTTTTAGCTTCTCTTGTTGGTTTATTTACTAATAATCCAGTTTTAAGATTAATTTTCATACCAAGCCAAGGAGTAAATTCATTACCATCATGAGTTTTTACAAAATAAGCTGATCTACAATACCTTATACTATAGATTTTATCTTTTCCTTTTTCTGCTCCATAAGGACAAACTCCTTGCCTCATAAGTTGTTTGAAAATTTCACCTGCAGCACCTTTCCAGCCCCATTTTTTACCATTCATTATTTTAAGGGTATAATCCTTATTAAGAGTAGCTATATGACTGCCTAGATCTGTATCATGGCCATATTGATTCCAAATTGAATAAATATCAACATTATTTTTATTTCTTTTTATAAATATATATATTGAATATCTATCACCAGTTTCACCTTTAAAAAACACATTATTATTAATATTACCGTGTTTTATTAACCATTCTACTTTAGCATTATTTATAACACTACAATGAGTATATTCATCAAATTTAATCTGCGACATATTGAGCTCTCCTTGTTATATGGTTAAATTCTCTAACTATTTTTACTACATAATTTCCTGGTGGTATTGTTACAGGATCATGCTCTTCATGAATTATTGTAGCAGGCTTATTAATAACTTGAAAAGACTTAGGAACATCTACGCCAGGTTTTTGATTATATCCCATGTGAAGAGTAACACCTGCATCTTTAAGCATTTCTGACATTTCAATTCTATGTGTGTGTCCAGTTACTTCTCCAAATGCCAATATAGCATTAGCAGTTTGTTGACCATTATAACTAACTGTTTGATAAAGATTTTTATCACTTTTTTCACCATTTGAATATTTTTCAAAATCATCATCATTCAATTTATACATAACAACATCACCTTGTTGATACTTCTTATATTCAATTTTAGTTTCTTTTTTTAATTTTGGCATTTGATTTATTACTCCTTATTATTTTAATTGGCGGTTTACCTTCTCTTTCAAGAAGCTCTTCTTTGCGACATTGTGTCCAAAACTCTTCTTCTGCATGACCATTGTATAGTTCTGGATGTAATCTCATGTCTTCTTCTAACATTTTCTTAACTTTTCCCATCTTCTACTCCTATAGTTTTAGCTTCAGCATCGTTATCTATTAATGCTATTGTACCACATTTAGCACAATATGGTGTATTATTTAGCTTAACAGTTGCTATTTTATCACAATCTATACAATGATTAGGCATTGGTGTCATATTATCTCCTTTACCAGTTTCCTACAGCTTTAGCATTTTCTTCTAACCATTTATTACCTGCACAATAAGCTCTTATAGCTGCTCGTGGATCTCTAGTTTGCTTGTATATTTTATCATGGTTTTTCATTCTTTGGGAAAGATCTATATCTTTTTTCATATAATTTAACCCCTATTTAATGCCAGATATTCTGCCATACAACCGTTAATAATAATTGAGCTATACAATACCAGACAGTTAGACAAAATAGTCCTAAATTCAATAATACTGCATATCTTTTTACATCTGTTTCCATTATTGATCTCCTTTTTTATTTAAATTAATTTCCATTTCTTACCTTTTTCTTTTAAGATAATCTTTTCTGGTATAGGTAGAAAACCACCTAATTGTAGATATCTTCCCTCTATCACAGATATTAGATCTTCTGTAATAGTAGCACCTGATATTTCACTGATTTTACCAATATTATTATAATAATATACTAGTTGTTCTTGATAACCTTTCTTAATCTCAGATGTATTAACATAAGTATTGTCCACTATCTATCCTTTCATTTTATATTATAAGAGAGAAGAGAAACGCTTCGTGTCTCGGTATCCACGTTATCCGACTCTCTTCTACATGCTAATCTCTTAGAGAGATCCTTTTTGTCTGCTTACTCAAGGTGAAGCGTAACCTAGTTTAAAGTAAGAACTTTATCAGCACTAACTACTTTAGATGCTACTTTAGTATTCATTTTATGAATCTCTACTTGTAATTTCATTCTACTAAGTTCAGCACCATATATTTTACCAACAACACCAGCTTCTTTAGTTGTATATCTACCATCTTGTCGGATAATAGATTTTAATACACCACGTACATCATTAGCCATTTCACTTACATTATTATAAGATGTAATCGCAGTAGTTTTTCCAGTTTTACGAGTTTTGGTTGTTTTTGTCATTATTGATCTCCTTTTATTGTTCGTAGTATTCTTTTGAGTTTAAGATTTATTCTCCAAGCTTCTATAAGTTCATCATTTATATCACTAGACTTAAGATGTTTATTTTTTTTAGTCATTAATGATCTAATATACATATCAGAGCATTTATCACGATGACGTTTAGAAGTCGCTTTAGATCTTTCTTTGTAAATAGGAGTTTTTGATCTTCTTTGGGCTGCTTTAGTATACGAACGATTATTTTTTCTTGCAATATTAACACGTGTATTATCACAAAGTTTACATAGGTATCTATAACCACCTAAAGTATTAACTTTGCCATCATAACGTCTATAAAATGCAGAAAAAGGTTTATTTTCTTTACAAGCATTACATTTTTTAACCATTATATCTCCTTATTATCTAGTCACAAGAATTAGAACAATTCCATCTTGCAACGCCATTAATAAATACAAATCCATAGAAACCATAACCAGCAGGATGATACCCAACTCTCTCTTGGAGTTTCATAGCACCATCCTCGGTTATGTCACCAACATATTTAAAATATATGCTGCCGGGATGTGTATAGTCTTTATTATAAGATAGTTTCCGCTCCATAGCTCTCCCTTATATCTTCCTCTGCTATTTGTTTAGCATATTCTTCTTCAACTTGTTCAGAAATAAACAAGCTTTCTAGAGTTACGTGTTGGTGATTCATTGTTTTTCTCCTTATGTTGGTATTATAATATCATTATTAAATTTGTGGGCTATCCTCGCACGTTGTTTTAATATAGCGAGTACTCTCTAAATATAAGAGAGAGGAAAGGTCTTCAACACCGTTGATGTGACAGAGCTAGATCGTTACCTAGGCTATACGCTTATTCATAGGCTATCACAACCCCAATTCAAACCTTTGGAGACTCTCTCTTAATTATAATCTTCATTTACTTACGAAGATGTTTCTTCCATTTATAAAAGGATACTTCATCAGTTATTTTATGATATAATGATAATATCCCAAATCTTACAATATTCAGAATTAGCCAAATAGCATATAGTGTACCAGTTGTAAATATTGTATACATTAATATGTCAATAGTATTCATTAGATCTCCTTTTGTTATGATAATAAGATAGCGTCATGATTTGCACATGATCTATAATAATTATTAGACAACTTCCAGTGTTCAGCAGATGTTAACCTATCTATATTGTTACTTACCTGTTATCAAACTAGTATTCTCATTATAGAGCTATACTAAGACTATCTTAAATTAAGTGAGAGAGTAGCCTTCAACACCGTTGATCAGCACCCGGTACTCTTTTCCCCTGTCTGAACCCCAATTCAAGCCTTTTGTAACTCTCTCAAAGGTAACGAGCTATGGATTTGCACCATACTTTAAGAATGGACAGGCCATCTCAACTTTACTCGAGTTAGTGAGAATTAAATCCCCCAAACAGCTCGCGTCAATGTATACATAGTAGAGGTGAAGGAAGGTTAAGCATCATATAAGGCCTCACTTCCATTCATCTGCCGACTACTAGGTTGCTCTCCCTATATTTTTACCTCTTACAAAGTTGTTGCTTTGATTTCTTACCTACAATAGAACTATGTAATTTTAATTGGTTGCGGAGGCTGGACTCGAACCAGCGATCTTTAGGTTATGAGCCTAATGAGATACCAACTTCTCCACCCCGCTATATATTTTGATAAGGTAGCCCAGTGCAAGCACAACGTGGTTCATTACTCCACTATAGACCACCATTATCAGGTCGTAGGGATCATCATCCCCTCAAATTATTACAGGGCCTCAAACACATATCTCTAGAGGAATGAGCCTTAAATAGTCCATAATATGCCTTTATCCTGTACTTTAGCATAGAATGGTAGTTTGGTATGAGTTGGTATATATATATTCTCTCGCAGCTTATCTCGTCCACGATTGAAGCAAAGAACCAAGTATTAATGGGACAAATGAATGCCCCAATAACACACACCAACTTAGTATTTCTTATATGACCGTCTTGCAGTACGTCTGTCGATTGATGTAATGATAGAGTTGAGCTGAGTCAACAGTGTCCAATCATTTAACATCTGTGCTTCAGCAGCTATATCCATCAAGTCAGCTTGATACGCCTCCATCACAGTGGTACGTTCATGCACTGTCTTACAATTCTTACGAGCAGCCTTGTATTCATCCTTCAGTTCATTAAACTCTACTTGTAAAGGATTATCTTTAAGTGCATCATATCTACTTTCAGTTTCTTTCACTGCATCATTATTTATTTCTTCTGGCATTATTATCTCCTGTTAATTGTGATTATAAACTATTTAAAACTAAAAATATCAAATCAAAAATAACGTAATTACGATAGTTAAAAACCCCCGATAGTGGGGTACATCTATATGAAAGCCCACATACTAAAATTGCATAATTTTCAAAACCTTCCTATATTTCCCCCATGAAAGCCAGATTAAATATATTAATTTTGTTATGGGTTCTCGATAAGGTTGTGATGGCTTTACTTTTATTATTTCTCAAATAATAATAAATAGTTTGCTTAAAGGTTTTCTATGATGGTATATTTCAGCATCGACAGCTAAATGCTATCACCCAAATAGTACACTTGAGTAAGTTCTGCTAGGTGGGTCAGAAGTTGGGTTATGGGCCTTCAAAATAGTTGGTCAATTTGTCCCCAATAGTCGATAAAAATTGCTTAGATATAAGCTTAAGATATGGGAGAGAATAACTGGTCTTAAGTGAAGTTTTGAGTTAAAGATCCAAAAAAAGTGCCTCTGGTGCTCAGGGGCTAGCTCTATCTAAAAGTGGAGGTTAATATGAAGAAAGAGTACAAACTTATGGTAGGTCATGAAGACGATATTGAAGAAGTTGATAATCTGAATGATATGGATCATGTTTGGCTCGACACTGGAGATGGCATTATACAGCTACCTGATGAATTATTACCCTACTTACAGGAATCAGAAATACTGGGGATTGCCTAAATCAACCGAATCCCTTGAAGGGATCCGGAGAGAAAGAAATGAGACATTATACCGTAAACAAAGTACAACACACAGTCTTTGATTCTGAGGATGAAGTACCAGCAAATATACATTATTTGAGGGAGTGGAAGGAGTGTGCCCTCTCGGATTGGGTACTTGCTGATGATGGATGTGTGATTCAAATTCTACGTAAAGGTACTATGACTAAAGCTAAGGGCAAGGTACGTGAGGTAGGGTATGTAGGTACTTGTACAGGTACATTTATTATTTCCCCAACAAATAAAATGGATACATCTAAAAGAGTTAACATATATTCAATAGGAGGTGATATTGAAAGAAATCAAAGAGTTGATGAAAGGGAAAGGCTTACAACTCGTGAAGAGTTATTTGTCCAGCTTTATGCTTCGGGGATGGATCCTCGTAAAGCGTATTTACAAGCTTTTCCAACAAACGATCCACACTATGCTGGTATACGTGCGGGACAGCTTATCAAAACTGCAAGAGTAAGGAGTCAAATGAAAGAGGAATTAAAACCGTTTATGGAAGCTTTAGGGTTAGACGAAAATTATGTACTCAAAGAAATAAAGGAGGTAATTAACTCTTGCACCAAGGATGACACCAAGCTAAAGGCCTTGTTTAAGTTAGCAGATATTTTAGATATGGAAGATAAAAATAGAACTCAAGTTACCACAGTTACTGGAGCTATGTTTCAAGGGTTTACTCCAGATAAATTAGAATCAGTTGAAAGACCAAAGGAGATAGAATAATGGCTTATAAGAAAGCGCCAAAAAAGAAAAAAATGCCTTCTAGGGTAAAACCTAAAAAGAGGTATTAATGAAATCAATCTTAGTACAAGCTATAGCTATGGAAACTAGAAAAATTGTCTTCTGGAAGGTTATAGCCTATACTAGTATTATACTACATATATTAAGGAGTTTATAATGGCAGGTGATAAGAAGACTATATTAGATATCGTAAAGGCAGTTGACGAAAAGGAATTTTTTAAAAAAGAGAGAGAGTTTTATGATAAAGTTGAAGACTCAATAAGGCCTTCAGATATGACTATGGAAGTAGCAAAAAATATGAAGCGTATGTTCACAGGAGACCTTAGGATACCAAGAGTATACAAAGAAGATATGTGGTTTAAGGAAAAAAACAAAGAACACATTGAAATCCCAAGACTAGTTAAGAAAGCATTATCTGAAGAAAACCCTACCGCAGGTGGCACATATAAAGGCAGCATCTACTATTCCAATATACTTCCTCAAGGCTCTCCAATGCCTAAGTGGACAGAGAAACGTCAAAATATTATAGATAATGCTTTTTCTCCAAAAGCTAAGGAAGAGGATGTAATTAAAGCTCAAAATCTATTTGTGGAAATAGGATATATGGATAAGTCTGAAGTAGATGGGAGAATAGGGCCTCAACTTGTAGGGATTAGAAGAAGATGGAACCAGGGGCCTGGTGTCTCTAATTCAATGTTTGATAAGTTAAAAGATATAAATATATTCGGAGATTAATAATGCCAAAGTTTGGAAGAAACTCAAGAGAAAGATTAGCAACATGTGATAAAAGACTACAGCAAGTATTTAATGAAGTAATTAAACATGTAGATTGTAGTGTATTGGAGGGACATAGAAGTGCAGAAAGACAAGATAAGCTTTTTGATGAAGGTAAAACAAAAGTTAAATTCCCCAAGGGAAGGCATAATGCCTCTCCTAGTCTTGCTGTTGATATTACACCTTATCCCGTCAACTGGGATGATAGGGAGCGTCAAACTTTGTTTGCTGGTTTTGTTATTGGCATTGCTAAGTCGATGGGTATTAATCTAAGATGGGGTGGAGATTGGGATCAAGACTTCCAAGTTCAAGATAATAAATTTGATGATTTCCCACACTTTGAAATTAAAAAGTAAGAAGACGCCTGCACAAAAGATTAGGGACTACTTTAATAAAGAGTATTGGAGAGGTGTATTAAAAAGAAATCTTAATGGCAAATATAAACACACAAAACGTATCTA